GACTAGAACGTGCAGTTGGGCAAACTGTAGGTACCTTTAAAGGTGACCTGATGTTTGTAGGCCCACTACAACCAGTCAACAACGAATTCGTATTTAAGCCAGTTACAGTAGAATACCATGTACCGGTAAACAGCGACCTTGGTAAGTTGATACGTGGGCGTCGTGCTTTGATAGTGGTTCATCAATTTGAAGGATCACCTTGGAACGGCCGCGGCCTAGCCAGTAATCAAGAAGTTGCTATCATACCTCCTAATGCAGGTATTCGTTTTAGTATAAAAAATCCTATCAACCTAAGCAATGCTGCTAGTGCTGCTTTAGCCAAATATGGTGCTACCATTGACAAGTTCTTAGCAGGATTACCCAACGTAGCCCGCGAAGCTATAAAGAAATATGTATCTCATGTCAAAATAGGTAAAACCACTTTGCCCATTGGTGAATGGTTACGAGCCAATGTGAGCAACAAACAATATAACTTTTTGGTTGGTGACGATCAGAATGGTTACTTGATTCAGTATAAAAATGATTTAGCAGCATTATTTCGAACCTGGAACGCTATTAGTGCATTCAAGGAAAGCCTGGCTCAGCAATTAGAACAGCAGGTAAAAGGATTCCAACAATTTGTAAATGGTCAGAACCAAGGAGAAGGGTTTGTGATTCCTACCAAATTTGGCTTGGTTAAGTTGGTACAGCGAGCAGGATTCAGTGCTGCTCATTTTGCAGGCTTTAATGCCCAAAAAACACAATAAGGTATAAATAAAAACATACGCTGCGGCGTAAAAAATTAGAAAGGAAAATAAAATGGCTGCATTTACAAGAGTAAACGGTGCTGCTGGCGCAATGGAGCAAGTAGGCCGTGAGTTGTTTTTTAAAAATCTTAGCAAAGGTACAGCAATCACCCAAGCTAACATGGAAGCCCTAGTTGCTAAAGTTCAAGAAACCAGTACAATCACAGTGATTGGTACTTTTACAGCTGGTACAAGCACCAGTGTAAACATGGTTATTGAAGGTGCTGACGTTGGTAATATCACTGCCAGTGACGCAGTTGCTTACACAGTAACAAACGTAAGCGGTTTCTAATTTAGAACCACTCTACAAGCCCTACCTAGTAGGGCTTTTTTTATGGCTGCTGTTTTAGCTAGTAAATATCTACATGAAACTAGCGGTTTACACCTTAATAGATATTACCAGTACCGGGATACTTAATAATGATGCTGCTGTCAAATTACAGCGTAATCAACAACGCAATTGGGAAACAGCTTTACAATTGATTAGTTTACGTAATCACTGTGATATTGTTGCTCACCCATCAAGCCCGCAGCTGGTAAATTTATCCTTGCACGATTTTGGTGAAAATTTCACAGGCGAGCAACGCTGTTGGAAATTCATATTCGAAACCGAATTAGAACAAAATATAGACACACTTAATCGAGATTTTGACTCTGTGCCAATCCTAGTAGGCCTTACAGAAACAGTGCAACTTAGCAGGCCAGTTTTCAGCACAGACGGACCGGAGAAAAATATGTATATAAAGGTTCTAGGTACCTGAGGTTAAATAAAACAATGGCCAACAATAGTTGAGCCTAACCTTTCCCCTAGGATTTAAATATAAATGTCAGCAGCAGATATTGAAAAAGAAAATTTGGAGGCACATGTGGAACTTTGTGCAGAACGCTATAAACAATTGAATATCAAGTTGGACAGCCTCGACAACAAAGTCACTGCCATGGAAGGCATGATCTCTGACATCAAGAACACATTAGCGGAAGCTAATGATAAACATAACAGACAACTAATCACCATTGGGACTGGTATTATATTAAGTCTCATTGGTGCTATTATAACCTTATTAGTGGCCTTAAACAGATGAAAATAGTAGAATTTACCAATGGTGTGCAGTTGCCAATTACCAACGAAGAATCAGATCTACTAGCACGATTTGAAGACAGTGCCATTGGTAAACGATCATTGACTGAACGCGAACAGGTCATTGCCAATCAATTAGTAAACAAGGGCGTCCTGCTAAGACGTAATCAAGATGGACAAATCCAATACAGTAAACAAACAAACAGTAGAACAAGCTATACTTGACGCAGTAAAACACATTAAGAACTGGACCAAACAAGAACTCTCAAACTTACTAGCAAGACACAAATTCAGCAAAGACACTATCCTAATTATACCAATCGGTCATTCAGGATATCTAATAGGAAATTATGCGTTACGTCATGTCAGCAATGAATGGCATATGATTTACAGATACAACGATCAAGAGTTAGTTTTTCATAATCGTAACGCTGCAATGTTCTATGCCATTTGTCAACAAACTTCTAGAATTTCATTAGCTGATCAAATTTATAACTATGACCAGCAAGTACATAGACTTGATCGTGAAGTTGATCATTTTAGAATACGTATCAAACGATCTAGTAAAAAACGTGAAAGAGATATCAAGCAATTATATGATAGCCGGTACCAGGAAAGCGTTCTCAAATTAAAACATGCTAGGTTTTTACTGGAAAAAACTTTGCAGATGGCTAAATACTAAAACCAATTTAGGAATCACTAATTATGAATATTTCTGATATCAATCCTGTAACATCTAGCCGCAAGATGAATAATCTTATGGAGAGCCGTTTTGGATTCACACTAGATTTTAATAAACTAACCTATGCCAAAGCGCAAAAACTAAGTGCCATGGTCAGTGAAAACATTGATCGTATTCGTTTCAACTATGGTATTCATCGTGCAGAACGCAATCCAAAATACATGGAACTGCTGATGGTACGTGAAAGCCTAGGACGTTGGATGGCCGAAAACCAGCAGTTGATGGAAAGCGAAATGGGTCGCAGCGAAGCTATCCTGGCTGCCAAAGACATGGTAGACAGCATCCAGGACATGGTCGAAAAGGTCAGCAAGATGCAGGTAGAACAGCTACCAGCTCTGATAGATACCATCCGTGATCAAATTGGCATGGTTGAAGCCGAAACATTTAAGAGTAGCATGGGTGACTTACTGCGTAACATTGCTGAAAGTCTAGCACAAGCTCGTGAAACTGCTGATAGTAGCGCACGTTCACTAGCCGGCGAAGAAGGCGGCATAGGCGATATGGCAGGCGGTATGGGCGGAATGCCACCCCCTCCGATGGGCGGTGATCTAGACGCTGGAGCATTGGGTGGTGCACCCAGTGACCTAGATGTAGACGAGTTTGGTGCTACAGATGCTGCCGTTGGCGGAACCGAGCCTGTAGGCAGAGAAAAGCGTTAAATGAGAGCCAAAGAGTTTGCTTTTGAGGGAGCATTGACTCCCTCGATTGCTAATTTAGTCGACACCTTAGATGATCTGCGTTCACGTACAGACCAGATACGTGTTGACAGTTTAGTGAATTTGGTTAGACGCAGGCCTGGCAGTGAAATGTTTAACATTGACATTTTAGCTGATGCTTACAAAGAAAATGACACTGTTAAGAACATGATCAAAAACATCACCGATGATGACACTGGTGTGAAGTATGTGTATTTGAAAAATCTTTATGACAGCAACGATGAAGAACTGTTTCCCGACGAGCGCAACGATGACTTACCCGGGAAACCGCACAGTCCCGAGCGCACAGTAGCCAATATGGCAAAAAGAGCTAGTCGCAAAAGAACCTAATAGGTTGCCATCTACAAATTAGTATGCTATAATCCTAGTATGCTAAATCCAAAATATAACTATAAACAGATCAACAGAGAAACACTAGACGGAAGGCGTTATTATGTAACGCCAACCGGCGAACGTGTTCCTAGTGTTACTACCATATTAGATCGCACCAAGCCTGCCGAAGCACGACAAGCACTAGCTGAATGGCGAAAGCGTGTAGGTGAGGACAAGGCACAACAGATTACCACCGAGGCTGCTAATCGTGGCACCCGTATGCACAAATGGTTAGAGAACTATGTACAGACTGGTGATGCTGGCACTCCCGGTACTCATCCTGAAAGCCAACGCAGTCATCGTATGGCAATGAAAATCATTGAATCTGGTTTCAAAAATGTTTCAGAAGTATGGGGCAATGAAGTGCCTTTGTATTTTCCTGAACTGTATGCTGGTACCACAGACTGTGTGGGCATTCATGCAGGTGATGAAGCCATACTAGATTTTAGACAAAGCAACAAGCCTAAACGCAGAGAATGGATTGATGATTATTTTCTGCAACTAACTGCTTATGCTTTGGCTCACAATGAAGTGCATGG